ATAGTTATCTTCTTCTTCATAAATTTTCAATAACTCATCATAATTGTGATTTTTTATCTTTTTAATTTCAGAGTGTTCATCTCGATTTCTTTTTTTATTTGAAAAACCATAATCATCATTATAATCTTTATGTTTTCGAAACTTACCTAAAAATTTAGACACTTAAAAATCTCCTAGTTTTATGACTTCAAAAGTAATGCCACGTATTTTTGTTTCTGGCATATTGTGCATATCCTCATTTGAAATGTAAAGTAATTCGGAATTAGGATAACAAATTTTTACTAATTTTAGTAGATTGCAAACGGTACCATCTGAATCGTCAAATTCAAATATTTCACTAATATATCTGATACTTTCTAATATTTGTTTGCGCCGGTGAAAGTTTAATGTAAATCCACCGCGACAAAGTTCTAAAAAATTATCAGAGTGTAAACCAACAATTAACCAATCGCCTTTTTTCCTACACTTTTTTAGAAAATTTAATTCCTCCAATGATATTGAATCAAATTCTCCGGATACTACAACAATTTTTTCTTTTTTCGTTGTCATGGTAAAAGATTTGGAAAGGCTTCTTTTACAAATTTATAGTCCAAGCCCTTTATGCCAAAATCTTTTCTAAAGATTCCTAAAATAATTTCAACTTCACGCGGTTCAATTGATTCTAACATTTGAGTAAGGATTTGATTTCTTTTATCGTTGGACAGAGATTCTGCTGTTGCATCTCCAACTCTAAACAAATAGAGTCTCCGCAATTGAGAATTTAAATTATCGAAAGTAATTCCTGGTAAAATATCGGTAGGTATTTTATAATTTTCTGGCAGTTCACTAATCATCCATTGATACTGTGGATGGAAACATAGTTCTAAAACTTTTACAAGAGTTGAGGAAAGATTATTTCCTATTACATCCATTCTTTCTTTTTTATTTTTAGCTTTCTCAAATTCATCAAATATTTCATATATATTTTTCATTAAAATTCCTCAATCACCTCTATTAAGTTTTTAAGTTTATTTGCAATAAAGTAATTTAAAATCTTCGATCTCGCAACCGGCTTTGCTTCTATGTAATTATTTATGATTTTATCTTTGATTGCAACGGGCGTAAAGGATAGGTCAATTAGAGTTTGATTTCTGGAAAATCCGACTTGTGCTTCAGAAATATATTGTGAAGCATCTTCATTCAAAAACTTTTCCAATTTTGTTTTATTTATTGGTGTTTGCCGGATATCACGAACAAAACAATCAGCAGATGAAACTATATTAGGAATACCATCTCCTTTATCGCCACGAATAATTTTCTCTTTCAATTCAATCAACGGATTATCCGAAAGAATGAATTTTTTCATTGCTGGATTATATTGTTTGATTTTAAATTTATCATTGTTATATCTTTGCAATTGCAAAAAGTCACCATCACTGGAAATAATCAAAACATTTTCATGTGCGACACTTCTTGGTGCAAGTGTACCTATAATATCATCAGCTTCCGCACCTTCAACATCAATCACTTTATATGGCATGTTTTCACGCAGTTCATCTTTGAACTTCGCCAACATGTTAAAAATTGAATGCCAATCCAAATCGGACTTTTCTCGATTTTTCTTTCGACCAGCTTTGTAAAATGGAAAAAATTCTTTTCTCCAGTATTTCTTGTTATCGCAACATAAAACAACTTCACCATATTCATTTCTAAAATTTTTTAGATGTGTACGGAGAATATTCAGTATCATATGTCGAATGAGATTTTCGTCCAACTTGACACCTTTTTGTGAAGAAATTTGTGCCATAAGACCGGACAACAACACTTGATTCAAATCAACCAAAATCATGATCATTCTCTCTTTAAAATATAGACTCACATATTTTAGTAGATTTTATCTATTCTGTCAATAGCTTCTTTGACAAATTTTTTTGAAGTTGTTGTTTTTTTCGCAACAAACCCATACCAATCTTGTGGTATTAAATTTGAAACATATTCCCTCGGATCTGAAAATATTGCTTCAAACACATCTTTATCTTTTATACCATTTTCGTCGGTTTTGAAAAGAATGATGTGCCAGGTCGGTCCAATATTGCTATCATCTACAAGTTTTCCTTTTTTTCCATATCTTGCAGCTTCAATATGCACTTTATCACTTTCTTCATGTGGTAAAAAAAATAAAACATCGAAATCTGAAGAAATTTGTTTAAAAGGTTCTATCATCTTAATCCTCTGATGTGTGATTTTCTCACTCTAACCATAATCCATGTATTATAATAATTATCATTTTCTAAAACACAATTTGTGAATTGTTCTTTTGCTTCCAAATAACCACATTCACCTTTAGTTTTACATAAATGAATTATTTCTCTTTTGAAGTTTTCTTTTCCTAGTTGATTCACATCATTTAATAGTTCTGCGTTTGAACCATAGTATATCAGCCAATCACTGAATACTTTTATTTTCTTTTTTTTACCTTTTACTTGTTTTGTTTTTGAAGAATAAAAGAATTTTTTTCCGATATATTTTTTGTTTGTTAATAGATTTGTTATACAATAAACAAAACCATAATTTTCTTTTATTTCTTCTTCTGTAAAATTTTTATCTTTATGAGTCCAGTTTAGTTCCATTTGTCTCCATCATCATCAGAATCGTCATCCTCTATATATTCTTCGGACAATTCATCGATGGCTTCGCCACAAAAAGGGCAAAACTGGGGGTATTCTTCAGAAACAAATTCTTCTCTGTATGCTACATCGAATGATGATTCGCAATTGAGACATTCTCCGGTTACTGACTTATTCATTTTTTCTCCTTAGTTAGCCCAAACATCACCCCAATCGCCAGTCAATGCTCCCTTGGCATAATCTGTAGCGCGGTTTTCGAAAAAATTTGTATGTGTTGGTGCATTAATCATTTCTTCAACCCAAGGCAATGGATTCTTTTTGACTTTCATAATTCCTTTAAGGCCAAGGCTGATAAGGCGACGATCAGCAATATACCGGATATAACGTTTAACGTCATTAGCGTCCAGACCATCCATAGGACCCATGCCGAATGCCAAATCAATAAACCTGTCTTCGAGAGCAACCATTCTCTCAGCAATTGAATATATTTTTCCTTTAAGTTCGTCATTCCAGATTTCCTTATTTTCTTCAACATAAGCTCTGAATAACTTGATCATATTTTCTGCATGTTGTGTCTCGTCAACAATTGACCATGTTACAATTTGTCCCATGCCCTTCATTTTTCCGTGTCTTGGAAAATTTAATAACATGATGAATGAACTGAATAGTTGCATACCTTCTGTGAATGCACTAAAAGCAGCAATATGTGTTGCAGTTGATTCGGCCGTTCCATTCTTAGAAGAAATTTCGGTGATATACTCATGTTTATCTCTCATTTCTTCGTATGCTAAAAATTGATTATATGTGCTCTCTGGCATACCGAGAGTTTCAATTAAATGAGAATAAGCTGCAATGTGTAGTGCTTCTCTAGCAGAGAAACCCAACAACATCATTCGGACTTCAGGTTGAGGAAAATATGGCAAATAATTGCGAACATACCCACCAGCAACATCAATGTCTCCTTGAGTGAAAAAACGAAAAATATGAGTTAGAAATTGTTTTTCTTCATTCGTTAATCTTTTCTTCCAATCTTTAACATCTTCCAACATCGGAACTTCTGTATGCAACCAATGACTTTGTTCATGCTTTAACCATGCATCGTAAGCCCAAGGATAATTGAAAGGTTTAAAATGATTTCTTTCATCCGTAAGTTTTTGTTCTGAAACTTTTTTAATCATCTTGCCCATTCCTTTAATTGTTCGATTGTTTTTGTGCCTATAGATCTTTTGACTTCAATATTTTCATCAATAAGGACTAATGTTGGAACCGATCTAATTCCGTATTCAATCGCCAAATCATTGTGAACATCAATATCAATAACTTCTACTGGTATGTTTAATTTTGCTTCTTCCAAATTTTTGGCTAACGAGTTACAAGGCTGACACCAAGATGCTGTGAATCTAAGTATTTTCATTTTTTATCCTTCGCAAGCTATACAATCGTTTCCTTGAGCAATTTGTGTCATGTCAAGTTCTTTGATTACCTGTCTTTCAATTTTCTTCGAAACTTTATCTGCTTTTCCAATTTTTTCGGATCTACAATAATATAACGTTTTTACTCCTTTTTTCCATGCCATAAAGTGTATAGCATGAACATATTTAATGTTCGAATCGGGACGGAAAAATACATTCAATGATTGTGCTTGATCAATATACTGTTGTCTATCGGCAGCATGTTCTATGACCCATCTCTGATCAATTTCCATGGAAGTTTTGAATACAGCTTTTTCGTTTTCATCAAGCCATTCAAGATGTTGCACCGAACCATCATTAGCAATAATAGAAGACCAGACCTCTTCAGACCATCCCTCTGCATGGCCTTTTGAATGTTTTTGAATAATTCTATCGAAATACTTATTTTTGTTTAGTGATGAGCCAGATAACGTGTCCTGACGATAAGCGTTAGCGCGATAAGGCTCGATACTAGGGCTAGTGTTTCCCATAATGATAGACGAAGAAGCATTTGGAGCAACAGCCATAAGATGACTAAAACGCAGACCAGTCCCACTAGCATCTGGAGCTTCACCTCGTTCTGCTCCCAAAACCTTATTAGCTTCATCTAATTCCTTCCTAATATGTTTGAATATTTTGTTATTTGTTACCTTTGCCATCACTCCTTCAAAAGCAATGTTATTGCATTGCAGGTAGGCATGAAAACCAAGAGCGCCAATACCAATTGAACGCTCGCGACTAGCAGAATACTTAGCCCTAGAAATGGAATCAGGAGCATTAT